GACTGACAAAACTTTTAATGTAGGCGGCGTTTCTAAGACCAAAGGCCAGTACAAGGTTCGCTTTGCTGGTGACATGACCCGTGTCAAGATTCTTGCCAAGACTGACACAGATATCAACTTGGTTGAGTTGCCACGTGCAATGACCAAGGCTGAATTGGTCACGCATCTAAAAACTACGGATTTGTACAAGAATCCAGAGTTTGCTGCTGCTATTGATGCAGCAGATGCCAAGTACAATGCTGCACCTACAGTCAAGGTTAAAGGCGCCAAGCCTAGCATGGACGACATCAAAGCCCGCGCTGGTGCAAAAACTGCTGCCACAGCCTAATAGCTGTAAATTGTAGTACAAGGCGGGCTCGTCCCGCCTTTTTCAACTAGTTCTGTCACACGTACACAGAGCGGTTAATTCCAAGATGTATTGTACATCATTTACTAGGAGAATATTAAATGGCCAAGCGCCTTGTTCGAAAACTCACCGACGTGGCTGCTGAAGTTGAGCAGACCCTTAAATCTCATTTCAACGTAACACAAGAACAACTAGACGCATGGTGCAATGCTGCCCATGCCAGTGATCACATTTTCCCTCAAAGTAATATGGTCGCTATCGCTGACCTTTACATTGACTACGAAGTTCAACGTGACGTGATCCACGACCATGTCAAGAACATCATGAAACGTTGGGACTCGCGTATTTGTTCACCAGGTTCGGCTTGCCGTATCATTGGCGGTGACGGCCGGATCTTTTTGTATGATGCTCAACATAGAAGTATTGCTGCTGTGCTACTAGGCTTTAAAGATATCCCTTGTGCTATTGTAGAAACAGATGATCCTAATTTTCCATCATTTGCATTTGAAATGCTCAACGACACCGGCGTTCGTAGACTAGGTCCGGGCGACCTACATCGTAATGCTCTAGTACGTTACAAGAATGGTAGCCGTGATATCAAGAATGTCCGTGCCCGTGTCATGCAAGATCAATTTGATGCATTGGGCATTGATCTTGAAGATAAAAACACTCGTAAAAGTGCCACACTACGTGGCGACAACGAGTACTTCTTTAGCCATTTCAAATACGCACAAAAAGGTATTGTGCTACACGAAAAAGGTCGTGTGCAGAATAGTATACTTGCTGTTATCAAAGACACATGTCAAATGCAGGAAGAAATCGATCAAGGTGTTTACATTGGATTGTATGAATTGTATCGATTGTCCAGCACCAATGTTCGGGATCAACTGCCAGAAGGATGGATGCGTGAAGTTCTAGCCAAGTGCAAACAAACATTCAAAAGTTCACATTTGATTCATAGTAAAGCAAAAGTGCAATGGGAACACAGTCATCCGGGTGCAGGTTGGAACGCTCCGTTGGCTATGAGTAACTTTTTGCGAGAGTTGTATATTCGCAACGGTGGCACAATTGTGTTGCCCTATCATGGCGAAGGTAGTAAAATTGGCATTGAATCAAACAACATTGCACCAGGCCTATTTCCGGAGGATGTGTGACATATAAATTATTTGCCCCAAAATGTGCTTACCCTACATGTCTTAATCTTGTGGGATATCACAAGCGTTATTCCAAGCAGGATAACACACGAGGTTACCGATGGAAAAATGCCTGCGAAGAACACAGAGGAAAAAAGAAACACGAATTTGACAAATGGAAAATGGAGTTGGGATGTGAAAATTCAGATGCAAGATATGGTTTTAAATGCACCTCTACCATCACCAGTGCTTCGCAAATTGATATCCATCACAAAGATGGTAATAGATACAATGGTTCGACGGATAATTTAGAACGTATATGCCGTAATTGTCACAGTCGAATTACTGTAGAAAATGGCGATCATCTCAATAGATATACTGTAACCACATATTTAGATCCAAATTTATTTGAACTACAATGTTAAAAGAATCTTTAGAAAATTTTACTGCACCAAACTACGGCAAAACTCAGCGATCTCCTGCTACCTATCAAACAGTTGCAGGGCATTGTACCAGGCACATTGAGAGGCTAGTACAAGAATATCATCGAGTTCAAAATGATCAGCAGTTACTGAGAGAAATTCGCAACGACATTGATTATTATTTGCGTAGATATCACGAATACTGCATCAAACAGCGTGATGGCATGAAGGCTCATTATCATGAAGTTGGTGCAGATGAGGATTGTGATTTTGAGCATTTGATACCAGCTGCAAGAATTAGAGATTTGCTTTTGGCAAATATTATTACAGTTCAACAGGCTCTTAACGCTCCTACAGTAAGGTTAAGCAGAGTCAAACATGTTCTACTTAAGGATGCAGGTTGGGCGGCCCACACTCCGGATATGTGGCTCCCGTTTATAAGATATAGCAGTGTTTTTGCAGCTGAGTTTCAAACTTACGATGGCACAATTATTGATCCAAATAGCTGGACTCTGGAACAACACTACAGTTATTTTAGGCATCTGGAACTATAAATATTAGATGGATGAAGTAAACCGTTTGTATTTTATTGTTGGATTTTTGCTTGGCGTATTACTAATTGGTAGTATAGCTGTGGCACTAGGACTAATTTATCACGAATGGATCAAAGAAGATCCAAAAGAACCCGAATAAATTCATCCAAAATTTTCCAGTTGACCTAAATTATCTAATTTGCTATAATAACAGTATAGTAACTTACCAATTAGATTATGTCTGATTCAGTTGACCTTTATTGTACTTACGACCAAGATACACAAGAGTGGCTTGTTTGGTTCCAACAACCAGTTTTAGGAGGCATGCACGTACTCGAATCCTTTAACAACGAAGCAGATGCTAGGGCCTTTTGGCAACAACAAATTGATTCTGCAGATTATGGAGATGAAGAGTGATTATTAAACTAGAACATCATTTTAAAAATACTTGTTACGATATTCATAAATTGTTAAAAGGAGTTACAAGTTTAACAACTTTCTTAAATCGCCTCGACAAACAAAGCCAAGAACAGCCAGAGATGTGGAACCCAAAAAAATATAAAGGCGACGGATTTGAATGTTTGGTAGAGGCAATTATTAAACTTAATCCGACAAATACTCGGATTAATATTACAAATTATAAACCTTCTTTAGTTGACAATATGGGAATTGACGGCACCGGAGAAACCTTTGATGGTATGCCGCATGAAATTCAGGCTAAAATGTCCATGGATCCAACTAGATTAATTACCGAAGAACACGAACACATTGCTATGTTTCCGGCAATGGCCGGAACAAAGCACATGGGCAAAGAATTTCAAATGACTTTGTTTACAACTGGCAAAGATCTTCATTATGTTTTAGAAAACTTTAATAATAAGGTAAGAGTACTTGGACGGAAAGACATTGAGAAACTTGTGAATACTCCAATATTTTGGAAACACTTCTATGAGTTAATGATTGACAAGTAAACATGTAAATTATAAAATATGTACAAAAGGTAAGATTGACGCCTGACTTACCTTCCATTCTTTTCAGGCGAAGGAATAATAGGAGAAAATTATGGACCCACGTCCTTATCAAAGCGAAGCAGCAGATGTCCTTCAATCAAGCCAACACATTCCACTAGGCAGAATAATTTGCCCAACTGGTGGAGGCAAAACTCTAATTGAATCTCTTTTTTTAAATAAGCAATTGAGTTTTTCTGGTTCTAAAATCCACCTTGTACTTGCTCCTCGAATTGCTCTAATTAATCAACTTATAAAAGATTATCGAGATATTGCAGGGCAAGGTTATGTAGCATTAGCCTTTCATAGCGGTAAGGATGAAAGAGATTATCAACAAATTAAATGGCAAGAATTTTCAACTACAAGCCGTGAAAAAGTTGATGAAGAACGAATTCGTGCCAAGTTGTTAAAAAAAGATTTGGTAATTTTTTCCACTTATATGAGTATGAAAAAGTTAATTGACATCGACTTTAATGTTATTATTGCCGATGAAAGCCAATACTTAGTTGCTGAGAATTATTTTGAAATCTGGCAGAAGCTAAAAGGGGAACAAAAACGTTGTTTTACTGCTACCGAGCGGCACACTACCTCTTATAACGGCCGAGGCCTTAATCATGAGACGGTTTTTGGAAAAATTCTATTTCAAGAAACTCCAAAAACTCTAATTGATGGCGGTTGGATCGTTCCTCCTCGGCTTCACATTATGTATGCCGAAACTGAAGATTCAATTAAAACTTTGATTGACGAAATTGTCAATCTAGCAAAATACCAAGATAAAGTTACGCTAAAAACCATGCCAGCAAGTAAGATATTATTTGCTATGAAAGGCACCGATGACGTTAAAAAAGTTACAGAAAATATTAAAACAATAAAGGCAACAATGCCTAACCATAAGATATTCACTATTGTAAGTAATGCCAAATATGGTTCAATGGTTGACGGTATTAAAATGGCTCGAGGCAACTTTATGAAAGAACTTCGAGAGTGCGACAATGCTCTTATTTTTCATTATGACATACTGTCAGAAGGCATTGATATTGACGGTATTACCGGAGTAGCAATTCTTCGCAATATGGTAAAGAGTAAACTAATTCAAACAATTGGTAGGGCGTTACGTATTTTTAAAGCGAATCCTTTGGCAAAGCCTTATGCTATTGTCTCTGTTCCTGTACTTAACAATAATGACGAAACAAGAACCTGGGTAGGATATATTGTTGGACAAATCCGAGATGCAGGTTTTGAAATTAACATTGAAGATATAAATTATACCGGAGGAGATGGATCAGGAATCAACGACGACGATGGGCTCGACGATGCATATGATTTTGGAAAAAAGAAAAAAGTGCAGGCATTTCTTGAAGAAATCATTCACGAAATGGAATTAGTTGAACTTCGGGCGGATCTTTCTAATATGTCAGATGAAGAACTAATGACATTCGAATAATATTGGTTTACAATATTAGATACAAGTGCTATAATATAACATAGAGAGAGTTACGCTTCGCTCTCTATGTTTGTTCAATGAAGCGATGGAAAAAGAAATGAACATGAAATACAACATCAAAAATCTCGAACAAGTCAAATATTGTGTAACCAAACGGGCAAACGGGCATAACGTATATACCAACCCAAACATTTTTATAGGTCAACTTTCAAAAGAATCTTTCCGAAAAAGCGATACTTTTTGTGT